ACCACTTCCGGCTGTGCGCCAAAAGATGTCATCCCTTTCACCGTGGGTGATCCAAAGGGAAAACTGCTTGCACAGTTCCCGCTCAAATGAAGATCCTTTGTTGTGCCCACCGCCTATTTTCATTTATTTCTCCGATCATCCAATTCAGGGTGGTTTTTCACCGTGTCGCACATACACAACACGCAGAACAAAGCTGCCCCCAGGTGGTGTTTCTTGATCCCGTATTTTTCCTTGGATTCAAGATCGTAGTCTTCTCCGTCGTAGAAAAAGGCAGTCATGTGACGTTTCAAGGCATCCATCATGACAGTAATGGGAAAGCCTTCGCGCCAGCTTTCACGGGAATACTTCACCAACCCTTCTTGGTAAGTAGGTTCCAGAAAATCCCGCAACAAATCATCGGGAATGAGGCTTAACTGGGGTTTGCCTTCTTCAATATGGTTCTTGGGTGCGGTCACGCCCACTCCTCCTCACGCATGTTGAACCCGAATTCCTCGCACACATCTTCCAACCCTTCTTCATCCAGCCTGAATGGCTCCGGCTTGGTCCCATACGGCACCAACCGCGCTCCTTTGTATGGCAATTGGATGAAGCGTAGGTTTCTGGAAACAATTCCATCCCGTTGCGCTGATTCTATTGCACGCACCTTAGACGGCGAAACCGGTTGGCCGATAACATATGCAGCGGCAGTTTTTAGCCCTACCCCACACACTCCAGGCAATCCGTTGTGCGTTCCCGCAATAGCCGTTGCCATCACCCATTCCTGCGGTGACAGCCCGTGTTCGTTGAACAGATCCATCATCGTGTAATTGCGGTTGTGGTTTGGCCGGTACATCGTAGCCCTGTCCAACAATTGAAATAGATCATCATCACTACTGATAATCCAAATCTTTCCGATCTTGGGGTTTTGGTGTCCCCATTCCACAGCACTGGCAATGGCGTCGTCTGCCTCAAACCCTCGGCGTTCAATGTGGTGTCGAAACCCCAACGGCTCCAGTACGCGGGGCCGCAGCAAGTTCATCTGCTGGAAGAACTCTTCTTTCATCTTTAGTTCTTCCGGTGTCACCACCTTCTTGCGTGCGGCTTTGTAGTCTGGAAACTCCTCACGACGCAACGAAAAAATGCTGTCCCAGGCGAAGAACAACGCAGCATTGGACGGAAACAGCCGCCGGATGCGATTGACTTGGTTCAGTACTCCGTATAGCACGCCGGTTGGCTTGCCGTTGAATTGTAGAGGGCTTGTTGTCCACTTTGCCCTATGCGCCAAATAGCTCACATCGAATATCACCAACGGCATGGGATATTCTGCCGGTTGCCGCCGGGGCGTTATTGGTGTTCTAAGTGAAGCGCGGTTTTCTGTTGATGTCTGCTTTTCGCTCTTGGTCATCCCAAGCCTCCTGAAGTTGTCGTTGCACTTCCGCCCACAGTTGTAGGTTCTCCTCGATGCTTTTCAAAACACCATTTCGGTAGCCTTTCAGATCCAGGTCGGGGCATTGGATCTGCGGGCCGGATTTCTTCCAATAACTTGAATTGTCCAACAGGTAGTCTACAGCACTGCCAATATCGTCCACACCTATTTGGTAATAGACCGGAAACTGCACGTCGCGCCACTTGCCGGTCAGTTTGTTTTTGGTGGTCTTGGCGATGATCTTGCTGCCAATTTTCATCTTGTTGGTGGCCTGGATCTGCCCCGCCTTGGCCAACCAGAAGATGTGGCAAGCGTAAAACTCCAATGCCTTGCCCCCTGCGCGGGTCTTCTTCTGAAAGCCGATGGGTTCGATGTTGTCGCGGGTTTGGCTGATAATGACAATGGCCGATTTGGTTTTTTCGATTTTCACCGACAACACCCGCAACACTTCACTAGCCCACCGGGCTTTCTCCATCTTGTAGCTACCGGTCTCCTTGCCCTTGGCCATATCGGCGGCCCTGGCCAGTTCCTCCGTGGTGGTGATGGCATCGAAGCTGTCTAACACACCGAACACCGGGCGGTCTTCTTCCAACAGTTGCAACATCCGCCCATAATACTGTTGAATGGTTTCCGGTGGTATGTACTCATCCAGGCCGCAAACGTCAGCAACGTGGTTGTACCCCTCGTTCAGCCGTGCCACCAATTTGCGCCCAAACAGCCGCACCAGATCGAAATCCGGTGGCTCGCACCCATCGTAAAGTAGGATGTAATCATCGAACTTCGGATCATTGGCCATCTCAGCCATGCCGGTCAGGGCAAGCATTGATTTACCGGCACTGCTATCTCCTATCATGTTCACCAACCGCCCCGCACCGTAGCCACCGATGATGCAGTCGCTCAATGCGAGGTTCAGCAGCTTACAGCCGGTCGGCAGCAGCAACGTCCCGCTTGCGGTTTTTTCTTGTTGGCTTTTTGGGACGACCTCGTTTTTCTGCTTTGTCAGTTGTTCCGGTGGCGCTTTCCTTCTTCTTGTAATACTTTTGGACTTTGACTCGTTCATTGTTTTTTACCCCGTCCACAATCTGCTGAAGTTTTTCTTGTTCCACCATCCACCGGTTCCCAATTTGCGTAGCGATTGTGACAGGTTCATCGCCAACAAACACGCCAAAACGCGCCCAGGTGTACAAGGTATGATATTTGATTGGAACCCCATTTTCGTTGAGAAATTCCAACCCTTGTTTTAGTTCAATACGCATGACTTCCTCCACTGTTTTTGGGTGGTCCCCCATATAAGAGACCACCCCGTCAACTCACTTCTTTTTTGCCTTGCGGCGTTCCGCCGAAATGCGATTGAATTCTTCCTGGCAATCCTCCCACACTTCACAAGTATCGCATTCATCCAGCGCGTTACAATCCTCACCCCACTTACCACCAGCAGGACATCCGCTGTCGTTTTTCTTCTTCGGCTTGCGACTGCGCTTTGTTTCTACTGGCGCAACATCTGCTTTTTTCTTGGGGCGACCCCGGCGCGGCGGTGGCGGCTCTTCTTCCTCGTCCTCTTCTTCTTCCTCGTCCTCTTCTTCTTCCTCGTCCTCTTCTACTTCCTCGTCCTCTTCTACTTCCTCGTCCTCTTCTACTTCCTCGTCCTCCGGTTCAGGGGCAGGAGCGCGTCGGACCTTTTTCTTGGATGTTTCTTCCTCTTCTTTCTCTTCTTCCTCGATGGGAATGCCCAAGAACTCTGCCTCCAATTCCTTATAGTCGAGAACGATCAAGCAGTCATCCAACGCGGGAAGCTCTTCCAAAATCGTTGGGTCTTGCGGCTTGCGTCGAGGGATGAAGTCGATACGGTCTGCTTCCAGGAACTTGTTGGTGCCCATAGACGCTTCGGCAAAGCGCACCTTGACATCCAGACCATCCACCAGATCCGCGAAACCGGCCAACTCATCGGGATTTTCGTTGATTTCCCGGTTAAGCATTTTGGTGAAGTTGTGAAAACTGATTTCCCAAGACATCACTTCGTTTGGGTTCAGTGGGTCCACAACCAGAAACAAATCCCGGTCCTTGGCCCGCATTTGGGTCAGTTCGTCCTGTGTAGCATCCCCACTGCGTTTGCGCTCCAGGGCATACTCACAGATAGGGCAGCGTTTGCCAAAGGTGGTGGGACAGATGCGGGCCTTTTCTTCCGGCCCTACGCTGAAGTGGACCTTCATCGGACGCCGATACCACAATTCTCCTGCCGGTACCCGGTCGGGGTGATTTTTGTCCGTAACAATGTAGGGCAAGATTCGGACTACTTGTGTTCCCTTGACAGGCTTGAAGAAATCCAATCCCACATTGTAGGTAGTTCCGCCACCACTTGATTTGGAATTTTCCACCGCACGCTGCTTCACGCGGTCGCGGTTCATGCGGGGTACTTCCGCTGCCTTGGTTTTTCTGGTCGAAATTGCCATGTTTTTCTCCTTTTAGCGTCTGCGAGTCATTGCTTTTCTTACTGATTGATTGGCCTTGGTCTTGTTGTACTCGGCCCGGTCTTCTGGCGTAGTGGTGGGCACAGCATAGTATTCCTGGCCGTGCAGTCGCACCAAGTTTTCCAATGTGGCCTTGCGTTGGTCCAGTGCTTGGACTTCTGCCTTGAGGATTGCAGCCTTACGTTGGGCTTCACGCAGATCAGCCAAGGCTACAAGATACCGCTCGTCACGAGAAACCCAAGACGACACCATGGCTTCAGTGAACTTCCCTGCCTTTGCCGCCAAATCATCACGCGCAGCTAAATCCAGGTCGGCCTTGACCTTTTCCAACCGATCCTTGAGTTCGTCCACTTCGGCAGTGGTCTCTGCCAACTGCTCCGCATACTCCAAAAACAGTGCCGGTTGACCTTCCCACTCTTTGTCCAAGAGCCTCCGGTCCACTTCAAATCGCGAATCTGTTGATAGTTGGCCCAATTTATTCACCTCCTTTCGCATAGTCTGATGTTTATATTATACAGACGATGACGATTTTTAATGCACTTCTATTTTGTATTCTTCTTTTCGGAACCAGTTGCCATCCACCGGTGTTGCATCTATTTCAATCTCCAGCGGCACAATGATCCAATCCCACGCCTTTCGCAACTCCTCACACCATATACGGTGAACGTTCACGGCAAAGTGTTCGAACACATCTGGCGCGGTGGAAAACATCCCCGAATCATGCACCTGACCACAGGGCAACACATCTTGCTCCAACCGTTGTTCCGCAATCCACTGCTTGGTCAATGCCTTGGCCTTTAGCAAGCAGTGGAAAGCTGGTCCTTGAATGGGGTAGTTCACCACCTCGTTCTTTCGCATTGGCCCCTGACACCGGAATCCGGTCAGGGTTTCAAAAAAGCCATGCCGCAAATACCGTTTCCAGAACTTTTCCTTCCACTGGTTATATACCCGAAAGCGTTCGTTCCAAAAACGGTCCTCCACCTTGCGGATATGCTTCATAAAACGAAGCTCTGTTCCCAGGCCGTGCTTTTTCAGGTGCTTAATCAGCGACACGCCCTGCGCGGTTTCGCAATCCTGCGCCCACTTCCACAACCCCGGCCCCGTGTTTTTCCAATAAGAGCCATAGAATTCTGGAAACACAAATTGGTTCTTCGCGCCTTGTCTTGCTGCTTTGGAAACCTCGTCCAGTTCCAGTTTGTAGCACTCCATTGCCATATCACGATGC